CTTTTAGTAAGCTCCCTTACAAGTATTATAATACACTAATAAGCGTGTGGTGTCAATAGTTTTTTGTATTTTTTTAGTGGTTTTTTTAAAAAAAGAGCCTGCCAGTAATGACAAGCTCTAAGATATCTTATGTTCCTATTAATCTATGATCACAAACACCAGTTCCGCCCCTTTGTGTTTGGTCGAATTAAAAATCACCATATAGTTACCGGTGGTTTCATTAGGCAATAGCGTGTATTCTGCGCTGTTGCACAGAAGTCCATTGCAGTACACCTTAAGGTTAGAGTTGATGGTAAGCTTATAGCTTCCAGGAACCTCAATAGTGGTCTCTCCGGCTGCATTAGATACAATGTATTCATACCGCCTATAGTCCACCTCAGGGCTGTCAACAATGCCACCGCAGTAACTTCTTCTGTCCGTCACCTTGTCAGTTATAGACATCGCTCCGGCTTCCACAAGGATATCCGCCAATCTGATCTCATATGTATCATCAGTCTGCATAAGCTCCGGTACGCTTGGAGTGTTTGCAGGATCTCCGTCAATCACAACCAATGCTACTGATCTATCCGCCCTTGTATACCTTATGACCACGCTTGAATACCTTGGCATTGTGGCATGAGCTGTGCTCAAATCTAGGGTCTTGATGGTGGTGTTAAGGTACCAGTGATTATTTACGATTGCCTTACCTGTATCTACATTTACGCTCAGTCCTGCTGCCGGTGACACAAGCAATGCGTTCTTATAGTGCCGGAATACGCCATCTGATAGCAGTCCGGCAAATATGTTATTGATATCGTCCGCCGAATATATTCTATCCGGCTCTCCTGACGTCATTTTTGCGTCAAAAAATCCACTTTTTTCAGCCATTCAATAAGCCTCTCTTTCTACCTTATTATAGTGCACTTGCTTCAAATGTTGGGATTACACTCTCCCCTTCGTCACTGTAGCTTTCAATCACGCTTAAAACCTGTGACTTGGTGGTCGCTCCATATGGTCCAATCACTGATACATAATCGCCAAGGGTATAGTCCCTCCCATACACATACATGCCATACGGCTCAATCTCTCCGTCAAGCTTTTCATCCGGGGTATATGTTGCAAGCTTTTCAACCCCACTTTCCTTAAGGATCTCCATGTATTCGCTTTCTGAGATCTCACCATTATTAGTACTGGCGTCTCTCTGATCAACATACAGCTCATATCTGTTAAGCCCTGCAGCAGTACCAACGCTGGCACATTTTCTGTTCTTTCCCTCGCCCTCACCTGCCACAAGGGCTACATTCTTGTATTTTTCATAGCTCAGGGCATAATCGCTATTAAGAAGATTTTCGTTCTCAGGACTGAACTCAACATGTGGGTATGCATCCTGCTCAATGGATCTATCTATTCCCTTATACATGTATATCACCATCTCGCCGTCTGAATTAACATATATATCCCAGCCTATGCCAAATGACTTGAACAGGTCAACCATGTATTTCAGAAGGTTGGTACCTGTCACCTGCTGCCTTATCACTTCTTTATATCCTTTCAGTTCAGCTAATATGATACCCGGTATTCTTCTTGCCGGATTGCTTGGATTGATAAGGTTCTCATTTAACAGGCGGCGAACCTCAACCTCAAGAAGCCCATCAAGATTAGTCTGCTGCCATATGATTCTTCGCCCGGCAAGGCTCTTTAAGTCATGCCCCTTTACAAGCAGGTGATCTCCATTTACCACATCTGTCTTTACGTTCACTGTTTCTATTATCATGACATTTATCATGCCGTCAGCGGTCATGTCTTTGTCTCTTACCAGGCAATTCCGGGGTACCAGTAACCTTGTATTCTTATCGTTTGCTTCAAGATACAGCTCGCAATCACCGGCTTCGATATATTTGATGTTCCATATACAGCTTTCATACTCGTCAATCGTATCCAATATATCGAATTTGGAATTGAGCACCATTATATCCATCCTTATACCCCCTCGTATTCATTTATGTATATGACGATAGAGTCCATATATTCTGCTCCTGTATCCGCAGTCTGTATCAGAGTATTAGATCCAGGTTGGAGCTGCAGCCATTTGGACGTCCTGTCCATCTTGTTAATAAGGTTAGTGACAGTGCCTCTATAGTTCTTATATACGGACTTCTTGCCATTCCGTGTATCAATAGTGATCACGTCATCAAGATGATAAGACCCATTGAGCCGGAAAGACTGGTTGGCTTCTATGTGGTATATCACAGGGTTGATCACCGTGCCTTTACAGTGGATTTCGTATATCATCCCTATGGTGTCATCAGCAGTAACATTAATCTTCGCACTCATATCATCCTTTACAGTGCCGAATACCACCGGTTTACTGAGCACCTCTTCATCATCGTAAGATGTCCAAGCTGATATATTTTCGCCTGCTTCCACCTTGGCATGATATATGTGATATATCCCTTTTTTCAAGAAATCAATATGTACAGCTCCTGTCTCACTAGCAGTAAGCACCTTAATATACTTACTCCAACCCTTTGACGTGCCATACACGCCCTGAGGTGTATCAACATAGACGTTTATTCCTGCTGCCGCCTCCGATCTTATCCAGAGCTGTACTGCATATGTTCCGGGACATGGTATACTGCCGCCTAGTTCAAGCGTGCACGGCAGGGTGTCAACAACAACCCTGCACATTGTGTCAACGGCACCATTGGGGCATATATCCTGACATGATTTCATTGTATTCACTGTATCACCCCTCTCTGTGCGTTAAACCTTGATAGCGAATGTGAACGTGTGCGGCTCTCCGGCGGTAAGCTGTACAGGTTCAGCTAAATTTTCAAAGCCAATAAGAACTCTGTTTGCGTCATTACAACACACAAGCCCAACGCTGTTTATCGTTGCAGGTGAAATTGGAGTAATGGTTCTTGAATATACACAGGCTACGCTATGATTAGCATCTCCTTTGCTATTATTTGTTATTGAATAATCTGAAAAAATATCGTTGAATTCATAATTATCAATACTTTCATTGGCTTTGGATGTGCTTAATACAAGTGCAACACCGTCAGATTGTGAACTGTCACCTCTCCATGTGCTTAATCCATGCGTCCAGTAATTGCTTTCCATGGTCACTCTACTCCCTGTAAGAGTCTGTGCTTTTTCTGAGTCAGGCATATCATTGTATGGAACACTAAATGGGCTATGCCCAAGCAAATTGTTAAAATTTTTAACCAACATTATTTTTAACCTCCGTTGTAAATCCATTATTGTTTATGTTTGTTGTTGCCGTGCTTTGTGCGGCCAACGCTCCCTTACTACTTCCTGAGAAGTTATTAACAGCGTCAACCAACTCCACAAGTCCATCCTCAATGTGATTAAGCTGTTCCGCACCGAGCACATCACCGGCTTTGAAATCCTGCCTTACATACTCCATATCATCCCTCCTATCCAAGTGTTGAATTGTCCAGACGTCCGCTGCCAAGAACCAAAAGCCTTTCATCCCTCGGCAGCAATACATTATCCGAACATATCAGGTCAGCTCCGCCTCTTACCAGATTGGTGGTAAGAAGCGTATACCATGGCATGTAGAAGCCCTTTTCCACATTGTTGTTATCAACATTATTGCTGTGAATGTCGATAAAATTAGGCTGTGGGCAAATGATACTTACCTGCATTGTCTGGGTCTGGGTGAACAGATCCACCTCGGCACTCTCTACATAGCCATCAATATATACATCCCTGGTTCCATTTTTGTAGTAGACTCTAATCCAATCATGACTTCTTATGTATCTATATAGCTTGATCCTGTTCTCTTCAACCTGATTTCTGACATATATAGTAAGCACTATGTTTCTTTTCTGCTTCCTTGAGCTTACATACTGCTCTCCACCATAATTAGCCACAGTGGTCGTCACTATGTTGCTATTTACCGGTCCCAATCCGATTGCTTTGGTGATATAGTCTGACGTATTAGTCAGGCACAGCCTTTCGCCGTATCTGTTTTCAATAGTTATCTCATACATCAGACTGTACCTCCTGTCGCATAGTTGAACTGGTTCCGCGTCTGTCTATATATCTCCAATCTGTTCAATGCCTTAGGGCTGTTATTGGTTTGATTGAAGCTATAGTTATTTGTGATCTGTGTTGCCTGGCCGGATGAAGCTGCTGCCGGATAGTAAGAAGCCCTAAGTCCGTTTTTTACCAACTGAGTGTTCGGCACATCAAGCCCTGAATTGAAGTTATCAACAAGGGTACCTCCCATCTTCTTGACCTTTTCACCAAGCTTGCCTATGTTCTCATCAAGTCCGTTGCCAAAACCTGCCAAGAAGAACTTACCACTTGTATTAGTAAGTTTAGAAGGAGAGTGCTCTCCAAGAGAGGAGTTGAACCAACTGATTATCTTTTGTCCTAGACCGGACACATGCCTACTCAACTTGCCAAGCATAGTGTCATCATTCATGCCATCAATGAATCCCTGGGTGAAGTTCTTACCACTGTTTGTGGTATCTACTGCTTCTAATCCTTCCTTGCCTTTCTCACCGACCTCATTAGCAGCACTCTTGACAGCCTGTTTCTGTGACTCCACTCCCTTTGCAACTGCCTTACCGCCATCTCTACCTTCTTTCTCGGCTTTGCTCTCAAATTTATTGAGCTCGGATGTGGCAGCATTAACCATGTTGTATGCAGCGTCCACCATCTCCTGTGTGACTCCGGGTGCACCACTTTCAACAGCCTGTTTCAGATTGTCGTAGTTTTCCTGCATATCCTTAACCTGCTGCTCAAGGGTACGCTTGTTACCTTCTTCCGCAGTAATGAAGTTATTGACCATTAGGTTAAGTGAGTCATTTATCTTCTGGGTATCCCCGGATATGATTGCAGAGCTTAAGCCTTCATAATTCTTGATAGTGGTGTTATAACCAATCCATGTGTCCTCAGCCGCTTCAACCTCACTATTAAGAGTCTTCTGCTTCTCGGTCAATCCATCTATCTTTGAACCATAGCTCTCCAATGTCGTCTCATAGGCTCCACGAAGATCTATAGCTTCATCAAGTAAGTTGTTCTCTGCTGCCCACTGATCCACAGTCTGATTTTTCATCTTAGTGTACTCATCCTGTGTCTTAGTAAGTTCGTCCGTCACATCTGTCAAGTCTTTTTGAGCACTGGATAATGCGTTAAATGCCTCTGTCTGATCAGATATGGCTTGTGTATACATTTCTTCATTAGCCTGCAGTATGATCTGTGCTTTTTTAGATGATATCAACTCAAGCAATGCCTGTTTTTGTTTATCATAGTTATCTATCACATCTCCTGTCATAGTGATCTCGGTATCAAGAGCCTCGTTGAGTGTATTTACTATGAAGCTTGCTCTTTCTTCATAGCCTTTCTTAACCCTTCCGTTGGCGTCAACGATACCATCAAGCTCGTTTGCAAGCTCTTGATAATAGCCAAATTGAGACTGTGCGTCCGCCACCGAGGCCTCTACGGCTTCCTTAGTGGTTCTATATGACTCAGAAAGCTGATCTACTGCTTCTTTATTTTTCTTTTCTTCGTCAGTAAGCTCCGCCCACTTCTCCCTCACCGGATCACTGGTATCACTTAACAGCACGAGAGCCGTGACAAGTCCACCCACAGCCAGAGCCGCAATCCCTGCCGGACTAGCCATCTGAACAGCATTAAGTACCTTTTGAGCAGTTGCAGCACTCTCAACAGCAGTTTTAAGTGACTTAAAGGTAGTTACCATGGTATCCACAGATTTGACAAATGTTGCTACCTTATTAACCACAAACACTGTGGCTATAGTAGCTCCTGTTGCTTTCAACATCTTGTCAACCGTATTAATGTTGTTGATGCAAAAATTGGCAAACTTCTCAACTTTTGGCACATACTTCTGTGCTAATGGAGTAAATAGATCCATCTTAATGGTACGGCCTATCTGTGTCAGCTTATCTTTGATATTGTCGTATTTGACCTTCTTAAGCTCCTCCATGGACTTGGTGGTCTTCTTGATCTCCCCCTGGGTATTTGCCAGAGCCTTAACGCCCTCAATTCCAAGGTCTTCCCACATTGTACCGAACAGATCCACACCTGCCTGGTTCTGTGCCACCTGATCGTCCATTTCCATGAGCTTTTTAAGGACTTCCTGTGTTGCCTTCTGGGCACTTTCACCACCTGCAGCGAACTCCGCCCGAAGGTCTTCAGCAGTCTTAACATTTCCGCTTGTGGACTCTTCCATCTCTGCAAGTTTGGTCTTAGCGTTTTCGATTTCTTTTGAGTAATCTGCGATGGTATCTGCCATCTTCTGCTTCTTAAGCTCGCTTGTCTTGGCATTAAATTCACTCTGCTCCTGAGTTGCATAAGAGAGTTTTTTCTCAAGCTCTGCCACCTTATCCTTCTGAGCTTCGATTTCTTCTGTGGTTGCACGAACCCCATAGCCTAAGAGTGAGAAGCCTTCCGTTGTGGAAGTGGCGGTATCTTTTGTCCTGATGCCGAACTCTTTCATAGCGTCTCCGAGCTTATCTACCGAGAAGGTACCTGACTCTGCTCCGTTAATGAGTGAGTTGAAGAAGTCATCAGCACTGTAGCCAAGCTGCTTATAATGTACAGAATACTCATTAATCGTATCCAGAAGGTCTCCGTTCTTGTCAAGCCCCTTCTGTGCTCCCTGCACTATCAGGTTATAAGCTTCTTCGCCACTAACACCGAACTGTGTCATGAGCATATTGACTGCTCTCATGGACTCTTTAATATCCCAGTCGAATGTATCCCTTAATGCTATGGCATTCTCAGTAAGGTCTTTTAGTTTGCTAGGATCTACTTCTCCTGTCTGCTGCTTGACCTCAGCCATTGCCTCTGCTACATCTTCCAGGCTCTCGCCATAGTTGTTCTTATAGATCTCATTCATGATGTCTCTATACTCTTCCATGGCTTCATTTGTCGCGCCGGTCTTCGCCTGGAAATTGCTTGACGCACTGTCTGTTTCTTCCACAAGTTCCTTCATGGTGTCTTTTACTGAACTTGCAAGAGCCTTAAGTCCATCAGCAATTAATACACTGATGGCACCTTTCATGATTGTAAATCCATCTCCGGCGTTCTTAGCTCCATCGGCTGACTCATCAAGACTATGGTCAAGATCATCTGCTGCCTTGCTTGCTTCGTCCATCTTCTTCTTGCTGGTGGCTATGTTGGAAGAAAGATCATCTATCTCATCCGCCAAAGCTTTAGCTTCCTTGGAATTCTTGCCATATTCAAGCACCGCATTTGAATAAGCTTTTTTAAGCTCTGCAAGCTTACCTTCCTGCTTACCGATGGTGTTGCTGAGCTTATCCATCGCACTTTCCGACTTACCTGACTGAGCCTGTATGTCTGCCAAGGAGTCTGTATACTGTGCCATCTGCTTCTCGGTCTTAATGATGGCAGCTTCCTGATTTTCAATCTTAATCTTAAGATTGACAGCTTCCCTGGAGTCTTCGCCCATCTGCTCTGCAGTGAGTTCATACTGTTCCTTAAGATTGGCAAGGACCTTCTTCTGTCCGCCAAGAACCTTGTCAAGCTGGGTGAGTTTGGCACTCACGCCATCAGCACTTGACGCCCAGTCATCCAATCCCGCTGTCTGCTTCTTAAACTCAGCATTAGCAAGTGAGATCTGCCTTCTGGCAGTCTGCATACCTTTTACAAGCTCGGATATGTCAACCTTATATTTGGTGGTTGTTTCGTTTTCCTTACCCACTTTGTTTCCTCCTTCCTTTTTTTATTTAAAACCAGTCATCACCTGCCTGCTTACGGATAACCTTAACATTGTTTTCGCCTGAGGTTCTACCACTGTCTTTTCTGTTAGTCTTGTTGTATTTGTTAAATCTCTTTATAAGAAGGAATACTTCCCTGGCTTTCTTCTCTCTGATAGAAATGGGATCCAATCCTGTAAAGTACCTGCACAGATTAACAGTGCTTTCGAACAGTACATCATATAAGGGGAGCTGTTCGTCTCCCGGCTCTAGTTTTTTGAGTCATCCTCAACCCCTATAAGCAGGTCAAATCCATAGCCGAATATCTTTTCAAAGATCTGCTTAACTTCTTTTACCTTCGTGTGCCTGAGTTCCTCATCCGTAAGGCCATCAAATACATCCTTAAGGAATGGCTTGATAAGTGGAAGCAGCCTTATGATCATCTTGCCAAGTTCTACAGACTTATCAATCTTGTCCAGGTCAATCACATTTAAGACATCCTCGATGGTTCCGTACATCAGGTCATATGTGTCAGTTATGTAGGTCTTTTCAATGACCTTGCCGTTATATATGTTTAATTTGAGTTCCATATTTTATCTCCTTACAAATAATGAGGGAGTGTGTGATCTCCCTCATTTTTTCGTACTACAGACAGCAATCCTTACTTGCTTACTGCCTTGTCAGCCTACTGGGTAGCAAGTGCCGCTAAAGCCGTTGCGATCGTATCCGGTGTCTGCACAGTCTCAAAGAACTTAGCCTCGCCCGGTGCGAATTTACTAGCCGGTATCTGTACCGCCTTGGCGTTCTCTCCGGTCTTTTCAAATTTATGGATGGTACTTACTCCAGTATATGTTACCTCCTGTCCATTGGCTTCTGTTCCATCGTCCTTAGTCTTATGAGTTGCAGATGGAATACCAAAGCTTCCCTTGAGCCTCCAGACATATCTCTCCTCACCGCTTGTATCCTCTGTGATATAGCCAATGGCGTAATTCTTATCCTTTCGCTTGCCTTCAACAAGCATGCCTGTTTTTTCGTCATAATACTGACCGGTGATCTTGGCGTATACATCATCTGCCAATGCTGATCCTGATATGGTTATCGTATCAGAGCCGGTAGAAGTGATGACGATAGCCGGCATATTGTCATAATAATGGGTATCCGTTGAAGTTGTAGTGTCCTTTGATATCTCACTTGCCCATATCATTGAGAAAGGGGTGCCCACCTCAAATTTATCCGCTGTATCTGTGATTACTTCAGCACATACAACATCACGAACACCTCTATACTCTATACATTTTGTCTTATCCATACTTACCTCCGTTAATCTATTCATGTATAACAATAGTTACATTCATGACTCTGCCAATGTGAGTAGTCTCATCACTCATCACGTCATGCCCCCTGTCCGGGGTGCTAAATCCATTGTCATGTAAAGCCTTTCTGGCTTCCCTCAAGAGCTCATACGCCCTTTCCGGATCTGACGAATATACGTTGACGTCATAATCGTAAAGTACTGCTTTTGTCACATTGTCATAGGCCTTATCCTCAGTTTCCTGATTGTTCCAAAGCGTAAAAAATGTGGGTGGATAGGCCTCATCTTCTGTCATGGATCCCTGCCTTATGACCGGGTAGCCGAAGCTTGACAGCACCTCAATAAGCTTATCTTCCATATCCTCTCACATCCTTTCTAATATTTTGTTTAGTGATTCCTGCTGTATCTGAGCAAGCTGCTTCTTAATTCGTGCTCCGTAGAAGTCGTTATATATCTTCTGTGACTTGGCATGTCTAGGCGTGCCATACATTAAAAATACACTTACTAATCCATCTTTTTTAAAATCGTAGCCTACTTTGATCTCTGCCACAGGTCCTTTCCATTCCACATTGTAGTTGGTGTCTATACTCTTCGCTAATCTGCCTGTTGAGTATTTACCTTTAGCCGGGAAGTTAGCCTTGACGGTATCCTTAATGAGAGTGTCGGTGACTAGCCTCTTACTGGCTTTAAGCACATTAGTGATTGCGTCCTTGACATCTGCCTCGGCTGCCTCAAGACTTGATACCATGTTCTCCATGTCAATCTGGAGTCCTATCTTATTCTTGCCCATTAAGCACCACCCTTGACTGCTCTCACCTTCATCTGCAGGTACTGATTGCTCATGTTGATGTTCTCAGGCGTGCCAAGGATCTCATAGTCCAGTCCGTCTATTACAAGCCTACAGTCAGCCTTGATATCCGGTCTGTACCATGTCTGGACTACGCCTGTGTTCTCAACAACAACCTGTCCGTTTGAGGTTGTTTCAGTTCCACCAAATGTCTTGAAGCTTATGTAGATATCATCTTTCTTGTCATATGTCTTCTTATTTATTCCCTTGACATTTTCAATACTTGCCACCATTAGCTCTGCATGTACGTTGAACGGAAGGGACGGGGTGAACATCTTCACTTGACATCCTCCTTTTCATATATAAGATTGGCGATACACATATGGGCATAATCGCTGAGTTTCTTGTAGTTGTATAAGTCATCAACACATGTACATATCACTCCTATGGCCGTATCGCTATCAACAACGCTCTCAGGAACGCCAAAGCCGATCAGTCTCAGCCTTACATCATCAAGCTTTGCTCCAAGAGGTCCGTCAAGGTATTCTCCGGTTATATTCATTGACTGTTTTATAGCCTTAAGCTGATCGTCTCTGGTCATTTTTTACCGCTCCTTACTGTCCGCTGCCGGCAGAAGCCTCTGACGCTGTATCCTTACCCTTCTTAATGATAAGAACTCCGTTAGGGTCAATAAGCTTACCATCGCAGATCATGATACATTTGTTCTTAACCTCGTTGGTTTCGTTGTCTACCCACTTAACAGTTGTCATATGCTTATTAGTGTTTAATACATAATCTGTAAGATTAATGAATACAGCAACCACTTCACTCTCTGCAGCGTCATCCCATGAAGCTATAATGTCATCCTCTACAGTTTCTACAGTCTTTCCCAAGAACCTGTATGTTTCCTCGCCATTGATGCCGTAGTTTGTCCTACCAAGAGGCTGACCATTCTTATCAACCATTCCGTCAATGGGACCGTCAAATGTTGACTGGTTCATAATGAATGACCCGTTGCGATAGGCCTTCTTCATCTTGGCTTTAACTTTCTTATGCCAGCCATCCCATGAGGCAAATTCAGTAGGTGTGATGGTTATGATATTAGCCTTAGGGATCCTGGTATCATTAAGTATACCCAATGGCTGCGATGTACCATCGCCCTTCATTATTGCCTTTTCCACAGCCTTAACGATCGCCTCTGTTGCAAGAGGCACGAACAGATCCTGAAACTCCGCAAGTGTGACTGTATTTGCAAGCAATGTCTGAGCAATCTTACATTCAACTCCAAAGTACGAAAATATGACTTTATCCTTAGCGGAAATCTTCTGAGACTCAGTCTTGCCTTCACCTACCCACGTTGCTTCTGGCTTGAGGGACAGTATAGGGATAGCAACACCTCCCTGAACATTAAGCTTACGGACAGCCTTATAGATATTGCCGTATGTGTCCATCTTCTGCACTATCTCATGCATAAGGGTTGTTGGGATTACGGCACTGGCGTCTGCTATTCCGGTAACAGCGTCAGTTCTAAGCTCTGCAGGGATTTCCACGCCACGGCATACATATTCCATGAACGCTGTTCTATATTCCGGTGTATCATGGCGATCTACATCCTTATTAGATCTCTGGGCTACTGCTGCCACTGAACTGTATGTTGCGATAGGTGTTCCACCTCTAAACTCAGCGTTAGCAGGTATCTGCGATCTGGCTGATGTGTCATCCCCTTCCGGATCACTGCCATTTCCATCTCCGCTTCCGCCCTCGTCATCAAGCTGGTCAAGCTGATCCTGTGCGTCCTGGAGTTCATCAAGCACCGCCTGGAGGGTGTCTCCAAGAGATCTAACCTCGTCCGCTGTAGCAGCTTCCTTAATGAGCCTTCTAAGCTCTGCAGCTCTCTTATTCTTTGCATTAATCAAATTCTGTAAATACTGCTTAAACTTCATCTTTCCTCTCTTTCTGTTGCACGAACTGCAACGATAACATATTACTCATCACCAAATAAGTAATGAGCTTTCAACTTCTCAAGCTCCAGATCACCATTATTATCAGAGTCCTCTGATCGGCTTCTCACACTATCCAGTGTGCTTTTAACGCTGTCCAGCGTTTCTTTCGCTCTAACGGAGATATCAGTTGCCTCATATGCTGGGAATGTTACGGCGGATACCTCATCCACCTCCCCAATCTTTTTTATATGTCGAGTTGGATAGTCACTATCCAAGTTCTCCCATTCTTCGTCAGACACTGAGAACATAAATGACATTCCATCTATATCCCCACGGCTTACCGCCGAATACAAGTTGCGGGCGTCACTGTTGTTCTCAACATCCACGTTTGCCCTTATCTTCATGCCCTTATCATCCGGAGTAAGCTGCATGGTCGAATTTTTATTGTTCCGCCTTGATCTTGCCAGAGGTATCATGTGTGTATCATGATTTACCAGAAACCTTACATCCCTTAGATTGGTGTCATCAAGTGCTCCCGGTTCAATCACCTCCTGGAAGTATCCACCAATGTCAGTCGGTGAGCTATACACGATCGGTCTTCCATCAAGAAAGTGACCATGTACATCATCATTACCTGCTCGGACATCAAATTTATAGAAACGTGTCACTACGCAGTTTTCATTATTTTTGTTCCCCATCCTGTCCTCCAATCTTCCTCTTCTGATACAGCCATGCCTTATTGGCGTCAACATAGTTGAGTGACTGCATTCTTACTCCCACAAGCTCCGGCAGAGGTTCATATCCTACCGCCGTTCTCTTCTCGTTCTCGTACAGATCACCTGCGTCACCTAAAAGCCTTAACATTTCAATGACCTGATCCGTCGTCATAAATTCAAGGTGTTTGGTATAGAACCTTACCTCATTTCCTATGTTCTTCTGATTATCAGTGAACAGGGTCTTTGTAAAAGCACCATTCATACGCAATACAAGAGGTTCTATCGTCTTTTGGAAAAAAGCTTCATATTGAGCCTTTGTATAATCACCTATCAATATCGGCAACGGAACTCCAAAGTTACGAAGTATTTTTTCATCTATGAATTTAAGTGTTTCGGCGTCAACAAATTTGATATTTGGATTGATAGGGATATATTCACTCTTAAGATCAAGTGGGAGAAATCCGCTCATGTTCTGATTGAGCTTCTTCTCCAAGTCCCTCATGGCCGCCTCAGTCTTGCCATCATCCATGTATGTGTTGAATTTGACCACGCCGGTAACTGCAAGGCTTTTCTTTGCAGCCTTGCTTACGCCTTCAAGCAGGTCATTGTTGATCTGCAATGTCTTAAGCAAGGATGAGTTGTCAGGCTGTCCAAATTCATTGCCGCCCATAAGCTCATTGACGCTGTATCTGTACCTTATATGTATCACATCGCTGTACGGAAGAACTGTCTCATATCCGTTAAGAAAACCAAGCTTGACATACAGATCATTGTTGCCATCCTGCTGCCACTCTACGCTTGTAGGCATGACAGGGAATAGACCTGTGTAGCGTTTCTTCTCCCTCCCCTTATCATCTCGCCACACGGCATATGTGGGGATTATCCAGCTATTGTAGTTAAGCATGAGAAGCCACACTACCTTCTCGATAAAATCTGTTGTAGTCATAAGCCTATTGGGTTCTTTCAAGAGCTGTTGCAGATCATCATTTACAGGAATTATATCCGAACCTTCGACCCTTACATGTTTAGGTATAAGCTTCTGACATTCCTGGACAATACAACTAACCGCCTGCTGCACCACATCACTGGCATATATATCCTGCCCAAACTGGCTGAATATCGGCGTATAGCCATTCATCATTTCTGCAAGCAGATTGTTTGTTCTTCTTTTTTTCAAGAAGCCGCTAAACCAACCCATCTTAGTCCCCTTTCTTAGTTGCCTTCATTCTATTTACCATTTCTGTAAGTTCGCTCTTGTGCCGCCGATACATCTCATACAGACCTATCAGGGTCACAGAGCCATCTATCTTATTTTCATTTGTCGTCTTAATACACAACGCCTGCCGCTTGTCATTCACCTGCAGGCAGGCATTTTTAAAATTCCATCTATCCACAGGATTTTCATTGTAATTGATCAACTGACTTTTTAGATCGGCTTCAACAAGTCTGATGGCATTGTTGAGCGTGTCTGCGTTCTGTAGCACCATCTCAAGCTCCTTGCCCTCTCTTGTCCAACCGTATTCATTCATCCTGTTGATCCAGTCTTTTGAAAACCTCTGATCATATCCGCAGTATATAAGTCTGATACCATAGTCCAAAAAGAGCTTATAAAACCAGTCGGCTACCACTGCCAGATCTATCTCATTATCCGGGCAAACTGTGATATAACCTGCGTCTACCCACTCTTTATAATGTGCTCCTGCCTTGTGGTCATCCTTATCAACATCCAGTTTTGACCTTGGTACAAAATACTGTGTATATATGTATTTGATAGGTTCTCCCGGCTTCATGAACAGCACCTTAGCACAGCACAGGTCTGTTGTTTCTGCCAGATCCACCATTCCAAGGCATATGCTGCCTCTGAACTCCTCAATGTCATAGGTTGCCGTATATGTGTAATCCTCAATATCAAGCCAGCTCTGGACTCCATTCTGCTTAATGTTGAAATCCTTTGACATTACAAAAATCCTGTCTGCCTTGGATTGCTTGGCAAGCTCTATCTGCTCATCGAGGTAATCCCACTTCTTCACCATTCCAAGGGTTGGATTGGATTTCATCCATGACCTTCTGTTATTCCACACCTCTGTCGCAGTGTCCTGTGTGTATAACCAGTCAAGTCTTCTTTTTGAAGCAAGTGAGTCATCCTCCCGGTAGATTGCCCTGTGGGCTTTCTTAAGTTCCTCATCAAGAAAGCCATCAACAACGAACCCTTCTGTAGTGATAAGGTACAGTTTGGGATTATCCTTTAAGGACTGTGACTGCTCTATTGATTTAACAATGACATTCGTCTTCATTTCGTGAACCTCGTCCACGATGGCGAAGTCAATGTTTCTGCCTTCCTTGTTCCTGGTTCTGTCTGAAAGCTTAAATATTTTGGATCCATTATTTTTGTTGCTTAAAAATCTCTGATTTCTGTGGGTATCCACACTTTCAGGATCTATCAGCAATCTCATGACATCTATTGCGTCATATGTGATTGACGCCTGATTATCGTCATTGGAACTGCATACGATATCCGCTCCGGGGTTTCCAACGATCAACTCGGACATACCAAGGGCTGAACATGTTTCGCTCTTAGTATTTTTACGAGCAATTTCTAATAAAATACGCTTGAAGCGGTCAAAGCCTGTATCTGACATCTTGAAACTGTATGAGGCTTCGATAAAGGCTTTCTGCCAGTCCATAAGGACCATTGGCTGATTATAAAAAGGGCTTTTTGTGAGCCTCAGGCAGTTCTCCATGAAGTTCATCCTCAGATCGGCAGCTTCTGTATTGTACAGATACTCACCGGTCTTCATATCTTCATGCAGGTTATTAAGCTGCGTCTTTAAATCTTCGCCGATAATGTATGTGCCGTCCTCACAGAGTTCCTTGTATCTGAGAAGGTGGCTATTGTCCGGGGTCCATATGACCCTATCCTGTATCAGCATGTACTCACCTCCACATTACTTAAGAGCCTGGGTATATTTTTTAGCCCATATCCTGAGAGGGCTCTCCTCACTGTCTGCGTCCTGCCCTGTACAATGTGCCAACACCTTAATAGCATTTGTATATTGCTGCAATGTTTCTTTGTACAACTTCGCTGCCGGAGTAGCTTTCTGACGCTCAGGGTTGTTAGGATCAACTCGTATCTGTGGTAGATTTCTATATTTTTCAAGCTGTCCTTCCATGAACATGACCTCATCTATCAATCTATCCACAAGTTCATTGTTGTTCTTTATTATCTTTTTAAGCTGTGTGCGTCTATCCATACGTCCACCTCTTACTGCGGTATCGCCATATTGATGTAAGCAATGTATTTCTGTGCATTTTGCACCGAGAAGCTAAGCTTCATAACATTTCCCTTAAGCTCCGCCACTCCGAGGTCAGTCTCATGTATTGTTCCAAGTCCGTTATTTCGGACAGCAATCGGCTGTTCAACACTGCCCATCTTGTTAAATGAATTAGTATGCGCCAATGTAAGATTTGCACTGAGCTCACCTACGGTAGAGCCAGTGTCTATTGCCACCGCTCCAACCACATACAGCACTCCACTAAGCAGTCTGCTGTATATGTTGTTAGTTTTGATAATCGGGTCTGAGGTTGTTGCCTTTACCCAGCCTGTATCATTCGCCGGCATTACAGGAATTTTGTTTTTTTCGCCGTCAAAACCATACGTTGCCATTCTTTCTCCTTTTCAATTCCAGAAATCTCATTTTTTTGGTTGCTGTGAGAATTATGCCCACCCAACAGTCCCCCGTAAGGCTTAAAAATCCCTCTTAGAGGGGGGTGTACCTTTCCCACCAATCATCAATGTATCTCTTCCATTCATCTACATTCCTACCATCGGATATATTCATAAGCCTGTCTATGCACTCTTCCTTTGCCGTGTCGATGAACACCAGCTCGGCACCAAGCTCACGAGCAAGCCGCTCACGCTCTGATATCAACGGATATCCACCGATGATATATGCACTCTGCCACCTGCCTCTTCTATACTTGACACATTCAAGCAAGTAGTCTCTCATCCCAAAGGCAACAGCATTAAGCCTCGGCGGCTTGATATATGGAACACATCCGGATACACAGTTCCAAATGCTATCCATGCTTACTATCAAGTCACCGGGTGACTTAACACCATTAACATAGGAGGACTTACCGCTCATGGGTGATCCATATACAATGTACACAGACTGTCTTCCACGAGCCAATTTATCATGTATTAGGTTATGGCATTTATGATGGACGAATACGATGTTATCAGGATTAAGGGATATCTCTGCGTCGGTGTAGTTATCCTCGGTAAGCGGAACCTGATGGTGTCCAATGCAGTCATACTTCCTGGTGATAGGTCTGCCACAGTATGCACACATAAGTTGCTTATGTTCATCCAGTCTTTCAACCTTCAATACCTTAAGCAGCTTCTCCCATTCTTTTGACCTGTAGAAATCAGACAATGTTTTACCAATCATTATTAAATGCTCCCTTGCTCTTTGCCAGGCTCTCTGCTGCCCTCAGTCGGTCTTTCATCTCCCACTCAGGGCTTTTCATGACATTCGTCCAGAAAGCCTGTATCTCATTAACTGACGCTATGTGAAGTGCAGGATTGGCAGGATTAGTATTTTGCAGATAATCCAGATATGCCATATATTCCTGCACGTCTTTTCTTGCCACTAATTTGTATGCATTGCCTCTGGCATACTTTGGGGAGTAACCTGCCTTAACCGCTGATTTTTCGGCGTTTCCGGCACATTCGCCCCTATAATAAGTTGCCAACAATTTTAACTGTGGTTTGAGTTTAGGTTCATCCAAACAATCACCCCTTTATACCTTCTTGGTATAATCGAGGTATATCCAGCCAACTCCACTCTTTAATCTGCCCCATCCGTTCTTTGTCTCCGAAATGGTATATACGCCCTTCGGAAAATAATAAGATGGGTTCTTTTTTATCATGGCCTTGTCATCAGTGAGAAGGCCAACATCCTTATAGCCTGTACCTGGTCCAGAACGTATGTACAACGCTGTTGCTGTGATACGGACCTTATACGGCTGACTCAACTTATCAAGTGGCTCATGCTTCGTTGTCGGCTTGAGCACACCGGTTGCCTCTTCGTTGATGACCTTAACTGTGAGCTGACTTCTGAACCACTTCATGTCTTTGCCGAATTTTGCAAGCCAGTGTTCAGGATCTACGTGGCTACTTGCATATCCTCTAGCTGCTGCCTCCTTGTGACTGATCACATTCTCAACCGGAATGTTGTACTTAGCCATCAGATACCTACACAGATCTGCTGCCATCTTGAACGCCGCAGTGAAGTATGCGCTATCGTTAAGAGCGTCCTCGCAGATCTCAATCTGGATATAAGAACCGTTGTATGAACCCTTAGAGCCTGATCCACAACCCCAGCACTTATAGTTCCAAGGAAGAGTCTGATATACCCTTACTGTGCCGTTTTTATCCTTTCCAATGAAAGCATGTACACATTTGCGATCACCCTTGGCCATTGCTCTGTTCCAGTCGTTTCCGTTTGGGTTCTTTCCCAGTATTCCGTCATCCGGCTGTACATATCTTCTAAGGTTAGGATTGTTGCACCCGGTTGAATGTACGATTATACCCTTTGGTGTGATCTTTCCTGCTGCCTTATAGCAATCATTATTTGTTAAAAAACACTGCTTAATGTCCACTGCCTTCACTCCTTTCTAAATCTTCCACTCTATGGTTGAGTACCTTAATCTGTTCCTCTACCACCGGCATACGCTCCGCAAAGTGGTTGTGTTTATCAACCTTCTTTTCAAGCTGCTCTATACGATAGCCCATGAGTTTCATTCCACCCAGTGAGCCTATGCAGGTTCCAAGCAGACTTAACAGCCCTACTATTATTGACTCTAACATGAGCTAATCACCTACTTCTTTGCCTGCTTAGCAATCTGATCTACATATACTGCTGCCCCTGCCACAAGAACTCCCTGTGTTATTGCTGTGAATATACCCATAAGGCTTATTCCGGAAACCGCTGACACATACAGTGCACTCAGCACCACTCCTGCAGCTCCTAAGATTGCCGGAATATACTTGTCGTTGACCTTCTCTGTCTCTTTAAGGAATAATCCAATCACGATCAGGACAGGAACCAATATAAGCAGTTCCGGCTTGATATATTCTGTAATGTTATCCATATCTCCACTCCTTTCTTTCCGATACGTCATACATCAATGATAAGGCTATGTTTATGATATTAGAATGACTGTCTATGGACATTTTCGGGCATAAAAAAGAGACGGCCATTCAGGTCGTCCCCATCGTCTTGTAAATCTTAATACACAGGTTTTTCTTCCACCGGCTTACAGTTCTTACTTCCACTCCGTAGATCTCTGCTATATGCTCCAGTGTTAGATTGTCCCGGTAGTAATCATCAAGTAGATTAATATGTGGGTGGTTCTTAAGCTTTTCTAGTGCACGTTCAAGCACCGGATCATCACCTGTCTTGTAATATTCTCGTAGCCTATCTGATATCTGCTCATATATGATCAGGTCACTATATTTGATCATTGACTCTCCAAGCAATGCGTCTATGGTCTCTTTCACCACTGCTTTAACATGTTCATCTGTCATTACTTATATCACCCTCCATTTATTAATTATACAAAGCATAGCTGCCCATCAGCTTCTTCCCCTATCCGCATGTTGGGCATTCTCTTTCCTATGCATAGCTCTTCTTTTGCTGTATTCTTATGTCCAGGAGTTCCCCCTGTCTTAAATATTCTTTTGCTTTCACCGACCACATCTCCTTATTTGTTTTCTCTGATTGAGAATTCAATGCCTGTCTCTTCTTTCGCACCGTTCAAATTCTATTACCCATACCCACGGATTTGCACCCCATCCGTAGCGGTCAAAGTCGGATGGTTTGATGGTGGAGTTCCAAAGATATGAAAACGCATCTTTTGCAGTTCTAGGCATATCCTGCCACCAAGTACCCAAAAACGATTTTCTATGTTTATTGTGAAAATCAATCCACCAATCATCAGTAACAGCATACTTATAAAGATTTCCGTCCTTAGAGTATCCTCTTATGCCTTCCGCTTGTGACTGTACTTCTGTTATTTCCTGCAACCGCTCCACTCTTACATCTGTAACCTTAAGCCAGATACGTGTGGCTTCTTTTGGCATATGGATGGATGGGTGCCACTTCGCGTCTCCGCGTATTTCATCTGTTGCCCGATACATGTAGCAACCACAAGTTTTATCCAAAACGCCTTTCTTTGGTTCTTTGGGGCAATTTCCTCTTTCGTCTCCATCACAGTTCCAACATTCAAAACGCTCCCATGTTTCCCGAACGTACAGGATATCTCCCGGCTGATACGATGGCTTCGCATACTGAATAGAACCGCCGTATTCATCAATGCCAAATCCAAAGCATCCTACCTCTTTCTTTTCTGTACTGTCGGTAACAAAACCAAGTGGGTATGTACACTTTCCATAAGGCTGTGGCTTTATCACACGTCGGGTGCAAGTCTTTCGTCCGTCCAGAATCGCCCGAACCATCTCTGTATTAAACAATATTGGTTTTACACTCATTCGTCGTTCCTCCCTAATAACTCTGGATCGTCAAATACATTGCCGATAACTTCTGTATCAACCATATGAATCCAATAACCAAAATCTTTTCTGTAATTTTTAGTATACTTTCCTGACCAATCTACATAAAATCCGATATGCTCTGCTTTTGAGTTATCAAAACAGTTTTGATAACTGCCATATCTAATTGGTGCGCACGCATCACTGAAGAAATCTTTTACAATATCATTTTCCCAAATCAGCTTGCCGTGCTCGTCTCTCAAACCTGTGCATTGGCAGATGGTGGATGGGTCTACTTCAAATCTTTCAGCAACATCATACAATCCGCCGTGTATTAGTTGCCCGGTGTAAATATAATGTTTTTTATCTATGTATGCGTGAAATCCGATAACCCATGCTCCATTATCAGCTCTCTTTGCCTTGAATAAATATCTGTCTTCCATGTTCTCTCCTATTCCGCTTCTGATTGAAGCCATTCATAAATATCACTAAAATTCATCGTTATTTCATTATCATCAACGCAAAGTTTCTCCTTTCCTTGATTTTGTATGTATTTGGAAATATAATAATCATAAATATGCCAATAACATTTTTACTTACTTTATTTATTTCATGCTGTTCCGTCATTTTGGAACGCAAACTGAACAAAAATTTAACTTTTAAATTTACAGTTTCAGGAGGTACAATAATGACAATTTATAATTTTATTAAAAAGCTTATACTGGGCGCAGGTGTGTGCGGGTTTTGCGTTTGGAACCATGCGGCAGGAGCAGGTGGTAAGTAAAAAATTTGGGCACCGAGGGGTTCAAATCCCCTCAAACCCGTTACACAAAACACAACTGTCCATTCTCTTCTTCGCCTATCCTCATGTTTGGCATCCTTTTTCTTACACAAAGCTCTGGAAGATTCGACCTCACCATCGCCGCCGGTATAGGTGGACAAACTGCATTCCCACATCTCTTAACCTGTTCACTTCTTGAATATGTCTTACCTGTGCTGTCATGATCTATGATGTAATCATCTGGGAAGCCTTGGCACCCATACAGTTCTCTCGGCTCCAACATCCTAAGTCCAATATCCACTATCTGATACTGTTCGCCTTTGATGGTCACAAGTCCGAACCGGTCTCTTGATGTCACTGTGTCAAGTGGCTGTTCAATGTCCTGGCCAGTACCTTCGCCATAGTATTTGATCAGAAACGCTCTAACCTCTCCGAAGTGCCCGGCTGATGTAGTCACTGTATGTAATGGCTCTCTTTCATCCTGACCTGTGCAGGTCTTATAAAACTTGCTAAGGAATGATGTGACAAGTCCGTATCTGTTCGACCCATCCACTGTCATGATAGGGGCTTCTATGGTCTGTCCTCGTACTCCGCCGGAGGCAGTCTCTGAATGATACTGGATGAGCGTAGCCGTAACCAACCGGTTGTGATCTATTGTCGTTATCGTTCCAACCGGATCTTCTATTTTACTTCCACCACCTTGGTAATTTCCACCATACGTTTTGTCTATAATAGGTGCAAGTCTCGGCTCGCATAAATAATGCTTTCCACTGCTTACTATTGTCGGTAGTGGTTTCTTAATGTCGTGAACTCTTGGAGCTTGTCCTATTCGTTCACCGTAGCCAATAGGTACTATGAACGGCTCAGGGTTGTCTAATACGAATTTCTTCAAGCCTCGTGCAATCCTCTGCATAGTTTTCGATGCAAGCGGCCTTACCGCTCTGATACCATACTTCTCTTTGATCTGCTCTGATGTATCAAAGATACTCGGACATGGTAGGCTGAAATCAAGCTGTGTATATGCTCCTACATAAGGCTTAAGCAATCCAGCCTTAACTTCTTCGCTGTCCATGGGAGCGTGTGTAGGCTTCGGCCATATGATATCCCCTCCATCACACCTGGCTATCAAGAAGAACCTCTTCCTTGTAGTTGGTGCACCGTAGTCTGCTGCCACAAGCTCCCTGTACTGTACGTTGTATCCTAAGTCATTAAGCTGATATACAAACCGCCTGAATGTGTCGCCTTGCTTTGCCTTGATAGGGTGGTGCCCTCTATTAAGTGGTCCCCATGTCTTAAATTCCTCAACATTCTCAAGCATGATCACTCTTGGTCTCACAAGAGCCGCCCACCTCAAGGCTACCCATGCAAGCCCTCTGATGTTCTTATCCTTTGGCTTCCCTCCCTTTGCCTTACTGAAATGTTTACAATCTGGAGAGAACCAGGCAAGAGCTACCGGATGTCCCTCACAGGCTTCCACAGGATCCACCGCCCATACGTTCTCGCAGTAGTGCTTAGTAGTTGGATGATTGGCTTGGTGCATTCTTATAGCCTCCGGGTCATGATTGATAGCAATATCAACACTGTACCCGGTAGCCATTTCTATGCCGGTGGAAGCACCGCCACCGCCAGCGAAGTTGTCAACTATCAATTCTCCGTGTATCATGACAGCACCTCCGAAAAAATAAGTTTCATCTGTGGATCCGGCTCATAGTTCATCCACACCGTTTCCATCCGCGACTTTCCGTGCTCCGCACAGCTTGAAAACTGTTTTTTCTCCCATCCGTTCAGATAGTCGTTATACATTTCTGATTCATAGCCAGACAGCATAATCTTGGCTTTACTTTGCAACAAAAGTTTTAACAGTTCTTCGTGGTCAGAATCTGACATCTCATGTTTATACTGTTTCCCGGTTCTGGTACTTAAAACATACGGAGGATCAATGTACATAAAAACATTGCTGTAATTAAATCTCTCAATCACTTCCACCGCCGGGCGGTTCTCGATCTGTACCATGCGCAACCGTTCCACTATGTCAATGATCCATTCCGGCAGACGGTACCAGTTCCATAATGCATAAGCTCTTTCTCTGCCCTGTACATCATTTTTCCATCCTACCTTGATGCCATTGGTGCGGAACCCATGCCCTTGCCAGCACTGGATTAAAAATCGTAATGCCTTATGATACGGTTCATCCGGCATCATCAGCTCCCATACATCCAGTTTATATGTATCTTCATATTTTTCACGGCTGAATGGTGTAGTCATTACCATTCTGGACAGACGTTCCGCATCTTCCTGTATGCACCGGAAGAGATTCACAACATCATGATCCAGATCATTGATCGTTTCGATATCAGATACCGGCTTATTAAATAACACGGCCCCGCTGCCGAAGAACGGCTCTACATAGCTGTGATGTTCCGGTATCAGTTCCACCAGTCGGGGAGCAATATTCCACTTACTTCCCGGATATTTCAATACTGTTCTCATTTTTTTCAAAAGGAACCCGATATATCGTTGCCCCGGCCGGAGGTTCGGCTCCTTTCATTTATGTTATTTTTCATTGCTTAATAATGCTTGCTGCCTCTGTGCTATGCCGGCTATTGTGATTTTAAGCTGTGGCGATATTAAAGCCTGCTGCCGTGCTCGTTCCACATTCCTGTCATATATCCTGTAGAAATTAGCTCTATCAGCAACAATATTTTCAGAAAAGCACAACTGCCGGAAGCCGCCTATCTGTCTAACTGTGTTGGCTGTGATGGGATTAAGGCTTGCTAAGGCTTCTGCTGGGTTGTATGAGCCATACTTGCATATAGCCTGCATTACCTTATCCCACTCCTCCCCTGCAAGGGGATAGTCACCTGCTGCCACAGAAACATAGGCTTCCCGGATGTCCGCTATTGATGGTGACCATTTGTTGGTTGCTACCCATTTGTTCAATGCGGTTTCTGCAACATCATACGGAATATCCTGTAGCTGCTTATACCACAGCTCCATAGCCTGGTTGTTTGGCAACAGGTTCTCTTTGGGGTAGTATGTCTTAAGTGCCATTGTCCATGTGGCAAATTCTTCTCTATTCATGTAACCACCACCTATATATCAAACTCCATATGAAGGTACTTTCCAGGATATTCTGTCTCCCAGTAGTAGTCTCCCATATACCAATCTTCACCTAGACACCTTTGGTCACACCATTCTTCACACTCTTCGGTGCCCTGTTTATTACCTGATACATCATCTACAATATCCGCATTTCTTGTATCCATTCCTTCCAAATCAACATTCTCTTTAAGCCATTCATGAATTTCTTTATCCAATTCATTCCTCTTCTGTATCTTATCTACTATGACCTTCGGAATTTTTTTCATTCATATCACCCATTTCTTTCTTTAACTATTTTTTTACTATTTATCTTAGTTCCATCATTGACGCCATAATCTTACTTTCGTCCTTGCATTCAAGCTCCCTTATCATGTGAAGGTATACGTTTTGCGTTGTGGCCATGCTTGAGTGTCCTAATCTCCTGGATATGGTTGAAAGAGTCACTCCCTCATACATAAGCACAGACGCATGTGTATGCCTCAAGCCATGGATGGTTATAACCGGTATACCTGCTTTAAGGCACAGCTTCCGCAACCTATCATTTGCCGTTGAGCTATATATCTTTTCTCCCTTTCCAAGCTTGAATATTCTTTCTTTCACATTCATGCCTTTTATCAGATTTTCAAACTGCATTGCTGTTCTAAAGTCAAGAAGAATAGTACGCACAGATGACTCGTTCTTGGTCTTGCAAAAAGTATTCGTCAGCTTGTAATCAAACGCCTTGTTTATATGCAATCTCAGATTGTTAAAATCAAAGTCTTCCGGAGTAAGTGCCAGTGCCTCTTCAAATCGCAATCCTGTCTTAGCCACAAGCATAATGAACCAATCCCAGTTTATTTCTGATCCAAGCTCCAACACCTCAAGTAGTTTTTCGAGATCTTTCTTGCCAATATACTTAACGCACTTATTGATCGTTGGAAGCTTCCCCTTGATCACCGCCCGGTGTGATATATCCCTTTCCAGGACACCATCGTCAAATGCGTCTACCAGGGACGCTCTGAGTTGATGGTGGAAGTCTGACGTGGTAGTTTTTTCATGTGTTAATGCATACTCATTTAATATATTTTGATATGAGTTTCTTGTAAGATCTTTCATCCTAAGATTTGGGGCTATTTCTCTCAATCTCTTAGCTGCCATATGATACTTGATCAATGTCACATGCCTTACCACTCCTTCCTTGTAATCTTTTATCCATCTCTCAAAATAGTCGCAGAAAAGTTCCTCTCTCTGCTCTTCTATACTCATTGCCATTTATGGATACCTCCTATGTGTTTAAGTTGCCTACCGCTCAGATATTTTTTACAACAACATACCCATTTCCGCCGGTGTTCTGAGCACCCTCATCTCGTCATATCCACTGTGGTACGGATCACACAGCGTGTCTCCCTGGACCACAACGGCTTTAATACCCATTAGCGACAACTGCACATATGTCATGTATACTCCATTCCAATCAAGATCCTGTGCAACCACACGAAGCTGCCTTTGATAGTCAAGTCCTCGCTCCTTCATAATCTGGGCAACAGCAATAATCATCCCGCCAGCACCTGCAGATGGCTCATGAATTTCAATCACCTCATTTTCTGATAAATGATTAAATTGAGAATCATACACTGTGGCAGCAGTAAGATATGATATGTTAAAGGGTGTAAAAAACTGACCAGTGACCTTGTTGCCGCAGCCTGACTTCATGTATATATCACCTAATACATCTCCGCCCTGTTCTTCCAAAACACCACACAACGCTCCGGTCATGTTGCTGATATTAAGAAACTCCTCTTTGCTATATTTGTTTGCTATATCTTTAAACCGTTTTTCTCTCTCGTAATAAACCTTATCGTGCATCATCCTACACGCATTGCTGATAGATATGGCTGTCATTGTTATCCAATCCGTAAATATCTGATAGGGTGTATATTTGCCAGACATATGTACTATGGTGTCAACGATCCACTTCTCGTTTTCATTCTCCACACTGTTCCGGCTCCTTTCCCCCAGCTATCTCCATGCCAATCCTGACTATCTGGCGGTTGATCTTACCGTCCATCATCTTGTCAACTTCTTCACTGCAGCCATAGAGATAGATCAACTGGTCAAGCATGATCCTAACGTCTGCAATCTCCTCGACTATACTGCCCACAGCTTTTTTTACTTTCTCCGGGTCTCCTGAGCTCTGTGCTCTGTCCCATTTGTTAATGGCCTGTATGAGCTCCGCACATTCCTCTATGCACTGTCTGCTCTGCGCTGTGGATCCATAATAACCTGCTATGTCATGCAGCTTCTTTCTCCTGCTGCCTAGTTGCATTTCTCTTGTTTTCATGCCTCTCTTTAACTCCATGTCCTATCCTCCTTGCAATCATTAACCAATTTACCTGCGGCTTCCTCGTTACCCGGATGAAGCCCAGTTCGCCATCATTTCGTATGAGCGGTCAAGCTGCTCAGCCACCCGGTTCCTGCCCTGATCATATGCTGTTCCATTGGTTCCAGATCGGTACTGCCTTGCTTCCTGGTTGGTCACAGCGTCTATCACCCATCTTCTAATAGCTAGATAATGAGATTTAGATCTATATGCTTTCTCAGCTATGTATTCATCCAGGTATTTTATTGCCTTATCCCTGATATCCTCGCCATAGTCGGCAGTAAGCTTCTCATATTCAGCAGCAGTTAAGAGTACATGCTTATACTCCCCATACTTCTTCTTGGGAGCCTTTGCCGCTCTGCTGCCGGCACTCTTGCCGGAAGAAGCGGCTATATTATCTGTATCTATACTACACTTATCTATACTATCCTTATCTAATCTACACTTATCTATACTATTCCAACATTTGCTTTCATTTTGTTCACACTTGCTGACATTTTGACAGCAGTTGTTATCATTTTGCTGACAAATGTTAGCAGAACTATCACGCACTGTGTCATGACTGGATATATCCGTATCCTGCTGCCCTACGGAAGTATCATCATCAGAATTAAGCCCGGAGTTGAAGTCATACGTCTTATCCTCTTTCACCTCAAGCAGTCTCTTCTCTTCAATACACTGTGACGGCTTGATCCTGCTTGTCTGTATCTGGTTGTTGACCTTCCAGTGCCGGATTGCAACAACACCGCTCTCAAACTGTATGATGAAGCCCTTGGCGATCAACAGTTTCATGTCGTCATCAGACGCAAGAATAGACCTCTTCACGCTCTTAGCATTGTTAAGGAAGCCCTCATCATCTGCGTTCATGCCCAGATGGAAATACAATGCCTGGGCAGATAAGGGCATTTCCTTAAAATCATCACAGCCTATAACCTGTAACGAGAACATTCTTTTTTCTGCCATAGCTTACACCTCTCTTATCCTTATGCCGTATGTATACAACATAAGCTTTCTTTTTATGATATAGTCTCTGGTTTTAAAGCCTTTCGTATCTTCAACTACCAGTTCACCATTGTCGTTGTCTATGTATACAAAGTCCGCAAGGTATGAACATTCCTTTTCGAGGATTTTCCCTTTTTTAAATGATCCTTTATGCGGTCCTCTTTCATAGATCTCATTAGTCCACGCTCTCTGTGTTGGAATAAGGATATACTTCTGTTGTCTCTTCAAGTCACTGATTGCTCCGGAAGCTTCAAGGGCTTTCAACTGACTGTATCTTCGTGCTTCCTTCTTGCTGTCGAACACGATGCCGTCAACCTCAACCTTCCGGCTACTGTACTTGCTTACCTTATTCTTGCCCATATCATCCTCATCTCCTCTACTTGAAGGGTAGATCATCTTCTATCCCTTCCGGAATACTCATGAAGCCGGAAGCTTCTCTTGGATCCGGAGCAGGTGAAGGAGCCTGCTGCCTTGAACTGCTGCCGTCATTTCCTGCCGTGTTCTTGCTCTCGGCAAATTCCTGCTCTTCCACAACTACATCTGTTGTATACACCTTGTTGCCATCCCTGTTAGTATAGCTGCCTGTCTGTATCCTTCCGCATACACATATCTTCGTACCCTGCTTAAGGTACTTCTCTGCGAACTCTGCGGAACGCCCAAAGGCTACGCAGCTGATGAAGTCCGCACTCTGCTCATTGTCTTTTTTATATCTTCTGTCTACAGCAAGTGTGTATCTTGCCACTGCCATCTGTTCGTCTCCCTGCTGAGAATACCTGATCTCAGGATCCCTACACAGCCTGCCTATCAATATGACCTTGTTCATTCCTGTTCCTCCTCTTTTCCCTTGTTACTGCAAGTCTCTTTTCCCTGGCACCCATCCCAAGGATGGCAAGAGCCATAAGCATTAAGCCTAATGCTGTAAATAATATCCTTCCCGGTCTTCCCAGACAGAAGTCTGCCACCTCGTGAAAGAAGACACAGAATAAAAGGATCACCGTGCTCATCACTGCAAGGGTACTGTAAATGAAATCATCCATGTTGCCGCTCCTCCCTTACACCCCAGACAAGGTACACTTAGCCAGGTCTAAATAAAACTTATCAATACTCTTATAAAACGGACAATCGCCGGTAAATGTAGTGTTGTTAAGGCATGTACATTTCCCTGCCTCATCTCTTGCAAAGCAGCGTCTATGGTCATCATCATCGTTCAAACATTTATTAGCAGGTATTTTGCTCATATTTCTATTTCCTCCTGTTTACCAGTTCATACTGACCGGTCTCCGAATTTATTGTTATCATTTTTTCTATTTCTTCATCTTTTGCCAATTTGATTTTTTTACAATCGCAGTGCTCACCCGGATCCAGATGAGCACCACATAGTGTGCATGTGTTGTAATACATATTGATATTTTCCTTCCGGTTTGTTACAATATGAATGGACATTCTTTTTTTTGCACCTGCGGATTGCCGTCCAAAGGTGCTTCTTTTATGCCAACTGATGTCACATCATATCTTGAGATAACTCACCCCACGCTATAGCCTTTGCCGTCTGATAAGGGTCATACGGCGGAACGTGCTTGCCTTCATCAAGGTCCTTCTTGTATTTGAGGTAATCAATTAATACCAAGAGGTTGATCCAGGTCACACCTGTTCCGTCCAATATGGCATATGGACCATATCTACCCTTTTTTACATATGCGTCCAGTTCGGACACACGTCTTGTAGCAGTACTGGAAGACACATGGAACATGTTCTTCATATCTGCCTTACTGATGTAAGGGCATGCCGTTATATAGCTGACGCTATTAATATGCAGCCCTGCAGCTCCTTTTGCCACCTTATTCACCCTCCTCACTAAGTTCGTGCAAGACCTTAAGCAACTTATCAGAAAGTGTGTCCGCACGGCCGTTTGTAATGAGTTCACTTGTGTTTTTTGAATTTCTCACGATATTATCGAAGATTACTTCTGCCATGTCCTTTCCAAGACTTTCTTCCAAGTCATTTCTAAATGCAGCCATGAGACAAATCATTTCTGTGCATATTGATACTCCGTCTCCCTGTATCTTTACATGTCCTTTATTTGATAAAATCATATCCATCCTCCTATATTGTTTTGATTTTTATTTACATTG